TAATGACGAAAGTGGCAGAGAGGGCTTCTATGAGGCTCGTAAAAGAATGCTAGCACAGAGGAACACAAACATATACTCCCTAACACCCCCAAAGGAATATAAGGATTGGAATGATTTTTGGGTAGCTTCTGACCGCGATAAGTTTGAGAGGTACGTGTACGCTAATATCTTCAGAGCCGACTGGGAGCTAGACGCTACCTCACTATTAGCTTAAATTTAGGGCTGTAGAAAGTCTCTGTTAAAATTTTATACTTTACAGTGATTTCGTACACACCTCTAGAACTTCCTAAACTGTCATCAGTGTACTTAGGAACGATACTCTGAGTGTCCCAAAGATAGCTTATCATATTGTGAGAATCTAATTGAATGGAGCCTGCAGTATCTGAAAAATCTTGAATCATTACCCGGCTAGTTAATTCAGGACTCTCGTTCAACTTAACGATTCGCATTTGTGGGTCGGATAATAGAGAACCCGTTTCTAATAAATTTCTCAAACTTTCTGAAATAGGTTTGCTGTCCACCACCAACTCGGTTTTAACTCGAAGTTTCTCTTTGCTTCCCACCTCAACATATCGCTGAATAAGTTTGTTAGTAGGAGAAACCATTAGAGGTTCCGTTATAGCCATCACAGATGCGGAGTTTAATTTAAAGGAGTTTACATATATTTGGGCTCGAGAACCTTCAACGTCCACTAATGTCCATATATCTAAATAGTCTCCCGTAGCGGACGCACTATTTGCGGACACGGGTAGCCAATTAGTTGCATCAGCCCCCATAGGGAAGTATTCAGCACCTGGCTGTAATATAACAGAAAAGTTTCCTGTACTGGTTTTATAAATAGCGCTCGCTGAGTTACCGCCTGTGTAGGTACCTTCAGCTGCCATCGCGCTCATATTAGCATCAAACCCTATTCTTGCACCAGTACCACCAGTACGTTTGTAGTTATGGAAAATATAATTCGTAGCCGTCGAACTTACTAAACCATAGTTAGCGTCTCCCGCCGTTAAGTTTACGTAAGGGTTAGGCGACCCGAACTGGGTGTTAGGGAAAACGTGTACCGAACACACCTGGAAAGGGTTTTGATAACTTCCATCCTTAATCCATATAAAATCTAATTTACATGGGCTGATTGGTGAGGGGCGATTTCCCCGATTAATTACGGTAATATCGTTGAAAGTTGTCATGTCTTAGTTATTTAGAGGAGTTGGCACCTTCAATTGCTTCTTTCTCTCGGTTGTTTTCCTCTATTAACAATTTCATGAACTCCTCCCTCTCTTCTCCATTCATTAAATACATGTCATGGTAAGAAAAGTTTCCGTGTTTGATAAGGGTGTATACTTCTTGGGCTAGGCTACCGCCCCGAACAGCTAGCTCACTGAGAAAAAAGATTCTGTAAAGGGAACTAGTGTTTCTGTGTTCTCACCACACTCCGCACAGTCAAAAGATACTTTCTCAATGAAACCGTAATGGCTTTTCGCTAAATGTTCACGGAAAAATGCTATATCTCTTACCGTAGTTTTTTCAAAAAACTGTCTCAAAATATTTCTATCTGATTGCGTTCCCACGGACAGAGCAAATCTCCACAAATTTTCAGTTAGAGTTACCATATCTGCCATATATTCTTCGTTGGAACAGCGTGGTTTAACAAACTTAACCGGTTGTTTGCTGTCCGGAAGCGTTATCTCCAAAGGTTCTGCGAAATTGTCGTCCGCGTATGTTACGGGGATTTCGCTAATAAGAAGATTTAGCGTATTTTCTGTTCCACAATCTACACATGGCGCCGCAATAACATATTTATCTCCGTATGAGATTTCTCTTAATTTAAACAAAATATAATTTTTATCCTCTAAGGTCATTGCATCATACTCTAACCCTTTAACGCAATCGTTAAACAAAGACTCAATAACATTGTTAGCCTGTTTTACTTTATTAATACTTCTTAGTTTTTTCTCTTCACGGTATGTAAATGATTTAATCATGACCTGTCCGTCATGGTCACGGTATGATTTTCCTCGGGAAGGTAAAGTAAGGTTTATCCACTCTGAACCTCCTGTAATATTTTTAAGTAGGTCCTCCACTGCGTTTTCGACTGTACCTTCAAACGAATCTCTAATAACAGGCTCCTTAGGTGCCTCGGGAGCACGAAACTTTAGGTCCTCAGAAGGGATTTCAACCGGTTCCTTGGATGAAGTAGCAGGAGCATCAGGCACACTTACTCCTTGTGTCGGGTCTGCGCCAGTCTTTTCCATGTGCTCTTTTGCGAGGTCAATCAATGATTTTTCTTTATTGGGTTTAGTCATAATTTTAGAAGTTATAAAAACTTTAATACTATAATAGTATTATGATTACAATTATTGTTAATAATAATTCATCTATTTTAAAAACAGATAACAAAAAATTATTAAAAACTTTAGCGAAGAAATATAGTGCTAAAGTCCCGGGGTACAACTATTCTGCTGCATACAAAAATCGTGGTTGGAATGGGGAAAAAGCCTTCTTCTCTGCTAAAACAGGTAAATTTGGTAGTGGTCTAACACCTTATATTGTTGAAGACCTCATGTATTTAGGGCTGGACTACAAAATAGAAGATTTACGGGCAAGCAGTCACTCTGACGATATCTCCTTACCAGGCATAACCTTCCGTGAATACCAAGAATCTATGATACGTAAAGCTCTTGAATATAAGGGGTGTATTATTAAAGCCCCTACGGGCTCGGGCAAAACCTTAATTTTGGGCGGTATACTCAAGGCTTTGGAAGGTAAAACCGGTTTAGTCTTCTTTACCAAGAAACAGCTCCTAAAACAAACATACGATGAACTGCAGGAATGGGGAATCGATGTCGGTTTAGCCTTCGGAGACGGTGTAATTATTAAACCTATGACCTTATGCACGGTCCAATCTATAGACAAAGTTATGGACACCCACCTAAAAACGTCGGACTTCATTATATTTGATGAGGTACATGAGTTCGCTAAAGGTAAAGTGGCTACAAAAGTTATAAAGTCTTTCCCTAAAGCAGCTTACAGAATCGGAATGACAGCCACTGTCCCTAAAGACCCTATGAGTAAACTTAATCTTATCTCTGGTTTGGGTAAAGTATTAGAAGAAGTCGACGCGAAGGGCTTAATCGAAGATGGATTTTTAACAGAACCGGTCATTCAGATAATTCCTATGACCGATACGGGTACGGTAGAGGACACTGAGCTTTCGTATAGAGAAGTTTATGAGAAATTCGTTACCGAAAATGATGTTCGGAACGATATGATTGTAGAATTAGCCAAAAAAATACAACAAAAACAGTCTCGAACGCTTATAATAGTTAAAGACCTAAAACATGCAGAGATTTTACATCAAAGAATCCCTAACTCCTTTAAATTGGAAGGAAAAGATGACCTTTCTACTCGAAAAAAGACCATCGATGCTTTTAAAGATGACAAAGTCTCCGTTTTGATAGGCACAACCATCATGCAAACTGGTATTGACATCCCTGAAATCACGCATTTAATTAATGCGCGGGGATTAAAATCGGAAATTGCTACTTTACAAGCGCTTGGACGAGCGCTACGCATACATAAATCTAAAAATCAAGTATTCATCTATGATTTCTTTGACCGTGCGCCATATTTAGAAAAACACGCCAAAGAAAGAATAAAATCTTATGAATCCCTAGGACTTAAACTTAAAAAATGAAAAATAAAACAACTGAAGAAAAAAATCTAAATGATTTTACCCCCGATGCAAAGGAACGCCTTACTATGATTGAAGCTCAAATCAAAGAAATGCGGACTCAAAAGAAAATTGAAGTACAAACAATACAGGAGCTCGATAACTTAATATCGGAGCTCCTTATAATGCGTTCTTTATTTACATCCAATATTATTAATTGGACTAAACAAGGTTATTTTACTGAGTAGGTTCTGGTTCGGTCTCCGCGCCTTGTTCTACTTCTGCGTCCTCCTCGGCTGCATTGCCAGTAGCCTCCATATCTTCATCCTCTTCTGGCTCTAAATCAAGCTTCATGTTTTTAGCCATGTCACTTATTTTATTAAAGGCATCGGTAAAAGCGGCTACGTCTTCTTTTTGACGAGTGGCTTCTTTCTCTGTCTCACCGTCGTCCTCGACTTCTTTCTCTGCCTCTGCAACCCCTTCTTTACGAAGCTTCTTTAGGTCTTTGGCGTCGATGTCTCCATCGTCGTCCTTATCCATTTTTTTTTGCTTCTTGGAAAGTTTCTTGCCCTTCTTTTCCTTGTTGTTTTTTGGAAGGTCATTATCGTTGTAATCAACATCGCCCTTCTCGTCAGCCTCTAGGTCGCTATCGTCATCTTCTTCACGGTCTGCTGATTTAATATCACCTTTGTTGCCTCCGAAGTTAGATTTGCCATCTTTAGTTTCAAAATCCTTAGCGCCCTTTTTAGTTTTAGACTTAGAACCTTTTTTAAATTCTTTTCCTTCACCTGGGTCGTTAGATAGTTTATCATCATCTCCGTAATATTGGTTTTCTTCGATGTTATTTTTTAGATAGTCAGATAGTTTCTTCATTTCGAAGTCTTCATCAATATCAACTACTGAGAACTTGGCTTCTTTCATTAAGTTAGAAAGCATATTAGAAATATCCAACACCTGAACACCTCCTTTACGCGACATGCATACTGAGAATTCCTTAAGAACATCTGAGAGGATGCCTTCACCAGCAGCCTCACTTAGCATTGAGAATATTTCTGATTGAACTTCAGCCAATCCTTTGAAAGAAGGGACAAAACGTAGGCTTTGTACGTTTACTCCATACTTCTCATTTAACGCGGTAATAACTTTCGTTTTTAAAGGCTTCTTAAACTCGTAGAGTTTGCCTACAAACTCGCGAATATCTTTTTGTGAAATAGTTCCTGGGTTAGTGACCTGGAAAACTGATTCCATTACTGTAGATAAATCAATTTTATTGGAGAGAGCGATATAAGGGACTTCTGCTACCGCTTCTTCGAGGGCAGACTTAATGTTTGAGTCATTTGAATAAATGTGAGAGGCTAGTTGCGAGATTTGTCCGTTGCGTGCCCACATACGTGAGAACGATTCTTTAGCTTCCATTAACTCTTTACGTACCAACTCTTTTTCACACACCATTTCGTACAACGTCTTTTGTGTGTTATTAGGAACTACAATAAATTCGTCTGGTAAGTTTTCTACCATGAGACGCGGAAGGTCATAAGTATCACCCACAACCTTAGACAAACGAAGACCTTCAATAAGCTTTTTATTAGACTTCAATTCCTCTAAGTTCTCTGCTAAAAATTTCTCTAACATAGGAGTAATTTCTTTGAACTTGTTATATGATTTAGTTTCCTTAATATTGTAAGTTTCCCCAAAGCGCGCCATTTTTTTCTGTAGCTTCTTACGTGACTCTTCAATTTTCGCTCTCATGGTGAAACTTTCTACGATTGCGTCGAAAGAAATATCTGCCTTATCATAACGGTCGGTCACAAGGTTCGCCACAAATTTATGAACATTTCCTTGTACTTGTTGGTCAACTGCTTCGTCAGACATTATTTCGTCTAGACCTGCAATATTAAAATTCTCTAAGGTAAGCTTACCTTTTGTGTCTTGGTAAAAACAAGAGACGAGGTGATTAGACTCAGTTACATAAGTAACCCGACTATTTGAGTCGTCTATATCATAGATAACTAAATTTTCTCTTAAGCGACGACCTAAGTAATCACCTGCCTCGTTTAAACGAGCGAAATTTTTGTTACGATTATTGAAAAGGTTTTTTAAATTCATTGTACTAAATTGGTTCTGTTTTTATATAGAGTCCTTAACCAAGCTCTTTTTGATAATTATCGAGGAGTCTCCTTTGGTTTTCCTCCTAGACCACCTGGACCGCCTCCTTGGTCGGGTCCTTTAGGAGGTGCTCCTCCTGGTGAAGGTGCTCCTCCTGGTGCTGGCGCTCCGCCTGGTGCTGGCGCTCCGCCTGGTGCTGGCGCTCCGCCTGGTGCTGGCTGCCCAAGCGCTTCCTGCTCCTCTTGTTGTTGTTGAGCTTCGTTTTCACGTTGCTGGTTGACCTCCTCAATCTCTCTCTCATTAAAATTATAGAAATTCTTGAAGATGTAATCTTTAGAGAACATTTCCAACCCTTTAATAGCTTGGACAACTCGAGTTTGTTGTTCTGCCAACTCCAACTTACGCTTTTCTGCGATATCTGACGGAGGGGCTAGCTTTACACGAAGGGTTTTTACTGCTTGAGGGGGAAACTTACGTAGTTCTAGATGACGCCTAATTAAAGTGTTAAGCCCAACTTCCGCATCCCGTTGCACTCGCATAACAGCTTTTGCGAACTTAGCATCTAATTGAGATAGATTAGCTTTGCGTTCGGGCGTCTTATCTGCCTCAATAACAAAATCCTTAGGTACTTTCATAGAAGCTAATACCTTATCACGGAAATACCGAACATCATCAATTTCTCCCAGGTTTTGAGCGCCTGGTAGTGTATCGATTTTTGTTCCTTGTCCGTTTTTAATAGGTACGAAGAAATCCTCTTCTCCGGATAGTGGGTTATACTGCTCGTCTGCGTTACCTGTCTCGGTATTAAAGAATTTTTCTTTCTTAAACTTAGCTTTGATACGTTCCATAAACATCTCCACTTTGGTTTGTGGTAGATTACCTGTCTCAATATAGAAGATTCGTCTTTCAGGAGCACGATGTAAACGGTAGATTAACATGGCGTCTTCCATCATACGTAAAGATTTCCACGCACGCACGCCGGGAGCCAAAATAGATTTACCGTATGGGTAATAGTTAGAATCAGAATTATGTAATCTAAATTGTACTAATTGATGACGGTCTAATTCGATAATACTTTTCTTTTTAATATGGCTCATTCCTTGGTTATAGGCTTGAGATGTTGATTCAGGTACTTCCTGAACAAACCCTTTTAAATATCCAAATCTATCTTCACGACGGAATAAGAATACCGGGTTCAAAACTTTAAGACGTTGGATTCCCGCGTCTGGATTATTTAAATCTACAATGTTTTCTACAAAGCAATCCCCGTACTTACACATGTTGCGGATAATATCCCACATAAACATATCTAAGTTAGTTTCATGAACAAAGCTCTCCACTGCATCTGCAATTTCTGGGATTTCAGTGTCGACCTGAATCATATCCCCGTCAATATAGCTTTGCGTAGCATCATCGGCATAAATATCCAACGAAGCTCCTATTTCAGGATACTCATCCATACTCTCGTAGTCTTGGTAACGGCGACGGCGCTCATATTCAATCTGAGGTAATTTAATGCCTCCTTTAGAAACACCAATACCTACAGAGGTATCAGGCTCCCCATCTGCGTTTTTTACTACATCTCCACGGTATGGGTCTTTCGTATTCGCAGCGGGTCTACCACGCTTCTTTTTAGTTGTAAAGAAGGACTTAAAGAACGCTGCAAACGCTCCTGATAGTGGGGCTTGTTGGTTGTACCCCCGTGTCCCTGGAAATGCAGTATAACCCGCATTTTCATCTAGTTGCTCGTTTTCTTCGAGATTTTCGTTTTTATCGTTTAAATCCATTTTCGGTAATCCTCAAACTCCTTATTGTATGTACCCCGGGAGAACCCTGCAGTTGAACTTTCTTTATGGGAAGGTTGCAGAAGGTCTCCTTTTACAATTGGGATAGGGCTTTTGCTAACAATATCTTCCATTATGGTAGTACCAATAGCTAAACTCATCACCAGGTCATCCGCAAAACCATCTTCTGCTTGAATTTTTCCTGATTTACTTATTATAAAAGTAGTTAACTCCTTAAATGTTCTCTCTGAATTGATTTTTATTTTAGAAGTTTTTAATTTTTCTTGTAAAGTGTTGAGCATAATATCTCTATTTTTATTGTTTACGAGATATCCCATCTGTCCTTTTTCATCAGTCCACATATTTTCATACTCATGCACTTCAAATAACTGCTCAATAAGAGCAAGCCCCAACCCATTCCTTTCAGGGCAGATATAAGCTGTATTGTAACGTAAGCCCTCTTGTGCCATAATTTTAGCAAACTCATTTAATCCACATCGATTACTATAAAATTCTGCTACTTGTGTCCCGTTGTATAAATTAATAATATGAAAAGCTGAGTAATCCCGGTCACGACCGAAAGATGTATCTGCAGATATCAGATACGTATGATAAGGTTCAGGGTCTTCAAATACCCTCATCATATTATAATGTTTTTTCACGTAGGTGTCATTGGTGCTCACTTTAACCTGCTCTAAAGTTCCCCCGTCGATGAAAGTTTCACCGGTTCCTAGGAACTCCCCCTCATATTCTTGGAGCCATGCCCGTTCGCCTACGTTACTTCGTGTCTGCTCAGCCCACTTATCTGTGTATTCAGGATGCTCTCTCCAGTGAATATCAATCACATTAAAATTATTTTTCTCTAACTCGGCATCACGATACAATTCGTAATACAAATTAGCCATTCCGTTAACTGTAGAAAGGATACATGCAGAACCACCCGTAGAAATTGTTGGGTAGATAGCCATCCAAAACTCTCTCATGTTATCGATAAACGCAGCCTCATCTACAATGAGTAGGGATACAGACTCTCCCCGACCCGCACCAGCAGGTTGGGATTTTATCTTGCTTCCCGTAGAGAGTTTGAGAACGTGTTTGTTTCGTTCTAATTCTGGCGCACGAAGCCATTCAGGCAAATCATCGTACATGTGAACAGCTCTATCTAAAAAATCCCGGGATTCCCGGTCACCAATAGATACCACCATTACATTCTTGTCATTGTTAAAAGTGATATACCATAAAGCATAAGCGGCGCTAATTGTGGTTGCTCCAGCCTGACGGAACTTACGCATTAAATTAAATCTGTTTTCCGTGAAATTTTTAATAATCCGCTCCTGAAATCTGTATAAATCGAAATTAACACTCCCCCGAATAGGGTGAATAATTTTAATGTAATTCCGCATAAAGTAGACAGGGTCTTCCTTACACTTCAAAAATTCTTCTTTTATTTCATCAGGATTCATGGTGGATATACTATTATATAGACATGCGAAAACTAGCCTTTATACCTACTCGAGAAGAGAAAGAACGTCCAATTAAAACTTTTTTAGAAAAAGCCGGGTGGACCGTTAAGTACTTAGTAAACGAAAGTTCTATCTTTGCTGCTTATACAAAAGCATTTAAAGATAATAACATTATAGCAAAAGATAAAGTAATTTTGTGCCATGATGATATACAAATTTTAAATACTCCTGAAATGTTCAATGAAGTTGTTGATAAAAATTTAAATAAAGACATAGGGTTCCTGGGTACTGCTGGTCCTCAAAAACTAAACAAAACATGTTGTTGGTGGCACGGTCTTGGGCGAGAATACCCTCACCCAGAAAGCTTCTTGCGCGGGTGCGTATGGCACGGCGAAAGCCTGGAAGAGTGTTTTCCTACCTATTATGGTGGGTATGGAGAGGCAGAGGTTCTTGATGGTTTGATGCTTATCACTACAGGTGCTACTTTAAACAATATTAAGACTGCGAAGCCCGAAGAATTTGAATCCGACTGGGATTTCTACGACCTGTACTACACCATTCAAGCGAATAGACAAAACCGTAAAAACTACGTCGTCCCTATTATGGTTCTGCATGAATCCCATGGCGAAGGTGTTCTGAGCGATGAATGGAATAAAAGCCGTTTAGCTTTCCATAAAAAGTATGGAAAAGAATTATTAGAGGTTAGTCTTCCTGACCCCAGCCAACTTCCAAAATCGGAGTAGGGTCTCCTTCGAACTCTAAGCAGAGGTCCTCAAAGGCTTCGTTTCCTTCGTATCTGTTATGAACCAACATAACCCAATCAGAGTTATTAATAACTTTACGTGTTCCTTCAACCCAATGCTTTCTCCAATCTAAGGGATTTGCCACGCTTTCGTCCAAAATTATTATTTTTTCTGCGAGAGAGCTAGCAGCATCTAAAATTCGTTTTTCGTCTTTTGTGAGGAGTGTAAAAAATTTCTTGCTTGGTATCACTAATACAAACTTGAATTTGTTTATCATCAGCAAAGGGAGGATATTGATATTAACCCCCCTAGTAGGACATATATAAATAACCGAGGGTTTGTTCTCTATTATAGCGCCTAAACAGTTCTGCAATGCATTATGTCTTTGTCTAGACATATGAGAGTCGTTTACAGGAGGAAAATAATTTTCTCCTATTAACCCCATTTTTCTATTTTCTCTAAAATGTTTCATAAACTAATTTTAATTACCTGTCTCCTTTTATCTAGTATAAAAGGGATAGATTCCACTAAAGTACGGCACGGCAACCTGAATAATTTCGTGGAGGGTCAGAGCGTTTACTTAGTTGACTCCCAGAAAGTTTACCTTCAAATGTCTCCGTACAAAACTATAATTAAGGAGAAGCTTAAAAAAGGACAAGCTCGATACCAAAACTTAATGCGTCAATGCACAGTACTATATAAAAGTACACTTGGCAAGTCAGGATTTTCCCTGATTGTCGAAATCGATGGGGTGGATAAAACCCTCCATAAAACAGAGGACGTAACAAAAAAATTAATTAGTCTTCTATAACCGTCCGAAAGGAGGTATAAAAATTATGAATCATTACTTTACACATTTTGATAAGCTCTTTAATGAGATACAATGGGGGTTTGATGAACCTCAACCACAACAAGTAAAAGACACTTGTAGATTGCCGAAATACCCAGTCAGCAACTGCTGGCTTGACAGCGATATGAACACTCTTAATTTTGAGTTTGCTATTGCGGGATATAAGGAAGACTCTGTTAAGGTCATCGGAGGTAAGAACTCCTTCACGATTAAAGCCCAACCAGATGAAGACTTCGTCGACAATGAAGTTGTATTGCACCGAGGTATTTCTCGGCGACCAATCGACTTCACTATTAAAGTTGATGAGCAATATGACGTTAAAAAGACAAAAGTTTCTTGTAGTAACGGAATTCTCAGAGTGAGTGCTCCGAAAGCTAAAGACGCTCAGTCTGTCATGCTATTCGGTTAGATATTTAATGGTTGGTCCCAGTTAAAAAGACTAAACCCAGTAAGTGAAAGCTTACTGGGTTTTTTATATGTGGTTATCTAAACTACAAGTCTATAAGACCAAATTCCATCAGCGGCCAAGCTGTAGTGATAGAAGGTGGCGCTACTCCTTGCATCGAATATTCCATACCTCCATTACACAGCTGCCTTACTATACTCCGAGCGACCGAGTCAGACATGGTCTTGTTATGAGCCCAGCCACCAGGGAGACCGGCAATCGGGAATAAAGCGTGAGTGTACCAACGGAAGTCCTGGTCCGCAACGTCCCCAATTTGGGACCAACGTCTGCTGTAACCCCCAGAGAGAGTATAAATTGTACCGTTTGAGCCCATTGAGCCATTAACGCCGCCCAGTGTCGAGGATACAACCATTGTATGCGCTTGCATTGCATTAGCAGCCAAACTACACCCACTTGAGCTCGACCCCCCTACAGCGCTTGTAGAAAACTGATTCAGCGTGTTAGCCCCTCCTCCAAATACTGTGAGGGAAAGTGCGCTTACTGAGGTACAACCTGGAGGAAATGTGGAAGAAGGTCTGTTAACCGTAATAACCTCGTAAAAGATAGTGAGGTCTTGGGTGTGGGTGAACGCGGTACCTGAACATGAACCACTTGGGATGTACCCTTGTCCTCCACCAGCCTGGTTGGCAGGGAGGCTTGCGGCAGATTGACCTGCGGGAGAGGGGGATGGGATTGCTGGCATAATTTAAGTTTACATAATTATATAGTTCTTATTTCGTCCTGAGTATATAAAGTTATGAAGAAAGTTGGAACACTGACAGAATCCCGGATGGTCACTCCGCCCGCACCAAAAGCATATCCATTAGTTTCAGACGCGCTATTTGCGGGTAATGTAATACTAAAAGAGAACAAGTTGAAGGGATACCCGAAGAAAGGTATTAAAGGAGGCACCAAAGCCGCAGCTAAAGAAGCATCAAAAAGAGCCAAAGCTAAAAAAGTAGGCACAGCTAAGCTTCTTAAGGATGACGACGTACTTCCAGTAAAACAAAACACAACCACTAAAGTTGGAAGTATGGGAGGGTATCAATCTCAACGAGCTAATACAGAGAACCCAGATAACGAACAAGTTTATGATAATCAAAAAGGTGAGAAAAAAGATGATAACTGGATTCAAGGCGCAGAAAAAGATATTAAGCGTCGTGGTACAGAAGGTAAGTGTACTCCTATCACCAAGAAAGGTTGCACAGGTCGCGCTAAGGCTCTAGCCAAAACTTTCAAGAAGATGGCTAAGAAGAAAGATGCGAGTATTCTCACCAAAAAAGAAAAGAAGGCAAAGAACGAAGCATTCGAACCAGGCTCAAGTAGTAACAATAGCACCAATGGCTCAAGCAATGGTAACAGGTCAACCAATGGTAACAGGTCAACCAATGGTAACAGCACAACCAATGGTAACAGCACAACCAATGGTAACAGCACAACCAATGGTAACAGCACAACCAATGGTAACGGTTCAGGTAACGCAAAACCCCGTGGAACCTGGAAGAGTGCTCGTAAAGCAACCAAGAAAGCGGAGATGGGCAAAACTCTAAGTAATAAAGAACATGGAGATGTTATGAGGAACCCTAACGCGAGCCCTGCATTGCGTACCACCTCGGCAGACCAACACACCCCATCCTAATGCCTTTAAAGCCAGGTAACTCTAAAAAAACAATTTCCTCTAATATTAAGAAGTTGAGAGGGGAAGGGCGTAAAAAAAACCAAGCCGTGGCTATCGCTTTAGACACTGCTCGCAGAACTAAGACGGAGAGCGTTTCTAAGCCTATTCCTAGGGGTAAACTCACTGGAGTAGTACGAAATATCCTAGACGAAACATACGTTGTTCAGGGAGCTCCTCCAAGCGAATTTGGAAGAACATTCACAAATGCATGGGTCCTCTCCAACAAAAATAGAAGTTGGTTAGCAGGTGATATGAAAAAAAGAGATAAAAAAGAATCTCTTCAAAAAGAGATGAATCTTTATGACCTTGCCAAGATGTGTGCAGAACCAGAAGGTGGTTATTTAGACCCTAAAACAATGGATGAGGAAGTTTATGGAGTAGGAGGGCTTGACGGCTCTGTATCTCCTAGCGTCGATGAAGATAAGACTAAATTAGCCAAACGTAAGAAACGCGTTCACGGTCAACTCCATCCCCACAAAAAGAAAGGCGGCGGAACCTGAGCTAAGGTAACCCCCCATAAACCTAGTTAGGTTTAACCCCAGTCTTGAGGGTCGTATATATCGGCTTCCTGTTGACCACC